AGAGGCAGCAATCAACCTTGCCATGCCTATTGCGCTGCAGGTGGGCGCAGAGGTTGGAGCCAAGGTTGGGGCGGAGGCCGGGGCAGCCGCAGCGGTGAAAGCGGCAGAGCGTGAACGTAAACGCCTTCAGCGCCAGCAGACCGATAAACGATACCACGACACGAAGCTGTTGATACGGAAGTACCGGCAGCTAAACGAATACTATCAGAATGCTGTATTCGACGCAGATGAAGCGGAGGAGACCGACGAGGACTTCGAGGAGATCATGCGTAGCTTCGGAGTGAGTTTCCGAAACAAGGAGATCACCGCAGACAGTATAAAGCGCAACTACCTCGTTACCCGCGTGGTGATGGCCCATATCAACAAAGTGCTCGGAGTGTTCCGAGCCATGTGCGAAAAGAGCGGTAAGGTCTCCGACAGGCGTCGGTGGAGGATTCTTTACAGCCTGTACCTTTCGGACACGCCGGCTACGGCGGAGGAAATTGCAAAGCAAGAGGACATTAGCAAAAGAGCTGTCTACGACATTGTGGACAGGTGCATCCCCGACTTGACCGTATTATTTTTCGGGATCAGCGGGATTGACGAGCTTTGAAGGAGGGATACTGCACAAAAACTGCACTTGACATTCATTCCCAAAGATGATAAACTATAACTTGTAAAATAATATAAAGAAAAGCGTTGCCTTTTGGGAAACTTCAAAGGGCAACGCTTTTTTGCAAGCAAATATGACGCAAAAAGCATCGATTGTGTGAATTGTGGCATGATTTAGCCTCTACAAGAGATATTTCTGGGGGAAATATGAACGAAGCAAACTGGCCTTACAAACCGAACATGGTGCAGATTGAAACTGTGCAGGGCTGCAATCGCCGGTGCAAATTCTGCGGCACGATGGGGATAGAGAGGGCGTTCCACTTTGCGGAAATCGAGACAGTCCAGCACACCTGCAAACTGATACGGCAGGCAGGGCTGAACTGCCGGATACTGCTGGCTGGGCACGGGGAGCCAACACTGCACCCGCAGCTCCCGCAGCTCATACGAGCAATACGGAAGATTCTGCCGGGGAATATGATCCACCTATTCACGAATGGGACGATCATCGCAAAGCACCCGGAGATGACGATAGACCTTTTCTCCGCCGGGTTAAATGACCTTGTGTTCGACGAATATAGAGACAGCAGGGTTGGAGAATTTGTCAGGAGTGACCCTATATGCAGGGGGTTCCCCATTTTCGAGCAAGGAAATGGGGTGCCCCTTTTTGCAGCCAAAAAGGTCAGCCAGCAGAGAATCTGCATTACCCCGCCGATAGATGGCGACGGAAACACGGCAAGCCGGAAACTCAATAATCACTGTGGAGCCGGGATGCGGGCGGCGAAGAAGCCCCTCGAAGCAAAGTGCGCCATTCTGTTCCGCGATTTTTATGTGCGGTGGGACGGGAACGTCGCAATATGCTGCAACGATTTCCGTGGGGAATACTTTGTCACGAATATTCTGGACTGCAAAACACTTCACGAGGCGTATTTCCACGGACGCCTGGAGAGTGCGAGGCGATTTCTTATGGTGGGCGACAGACGGGCGGTCTATCCGTGCAGCATCTGTACGGCAAAGCCGATAAGACCAGGGCTCCTACCGGACGCAAGGGGCCAGGTGAAGATGCCAAAACCTACGGCCCAGGACTATGCAACGGTTAGGGCAAGAACAAAACCGCTTGCGAAGATCGTTCGGCGGGAATGGGAGGTAGGCCATGATTGAGAAGCCGCAGATGGAGAAACTGCTTGCCCGGAGGTGGGGTGCCTTCCCTATCTGCATCCCGTCGTACAAGCGGTGGGACAGAAAAGAAAACAAGACCATCACGGGTATCATCGAGAAGTGCGATGCGGAATTGCAGGCGAACACCCATGTCTTTGTGCGGGCGGAACAGGAGCAGGCATACAGGGCCAGCTTCCCGACCGTCAATATCGTTGCTTTGCCAGAGGTACACGGTCTGGCTGGAACAAGGCAGTACATCCAGGACTATGTCATCTCCACGTTGAGAAAGCCCTATTTCATCGACATGGACGACGACATCACGCAACTCAAGTACGTGTTCCATGACCCGGCAGGCGATCACCTCTCAAAGGCCGAGGAGACCAACTACTCGCAGATCATAAGGCTGGGATGTAGCATCGCACGGATGGCGTTCGAGGAGAGCAGGTGCGTCCTTGGAAATTTCCACCGGGTACGGTTCGCCTCGAATTTCCCTGCCAGCCAAATGGCCTATGTGGTGAACAAAGGCTCCACACCAAGGCAGGTGACATTCGTTAATGCGAAGGAGCTTACCCTCCGGGGGGTGAAACGGAACCTTGACTTCGACGAAACAGGGGACGATGTTGGTTTTGTGGCCGAGATATGCAAAAGGGGCTGCGATATGTTCCAAATCCCCTGCTTGGCCTATGCGTTCGTGGATGATGTGGTGCACAGCGTTATCAGGCACGATGGCAACCGGCGCAGGCTTGCCGCCCAAGAATATGCGCTGCTCAGGAGATACCCTATGCGGGACTACCTAAAGATCACCCAGACCTTTGAAGATGGCAGCTATAAATTTTCCGACATTGACTATGGGATGTACCGGAAAATTTGCGGCAGGCCCAAAAGAGAGGTCACAATAGAGGAGTTTGTCCGCTGGGCAAAAGCGAAAGCGACACAGAAAAAAGGAGGCGCCTCAAAGTGAAAACGGCAATTATGAAGTTGACGGAGATCACTCCGGCGGAATATAATCCCCGGAAAACACTCAAGCCGGGGGACACAGAGTACGAGGCCCTTAAAAACAGCCTGGAGCGGTTTGGGGTGGCAGAACCGCTGATCGTGAACGAGGCGACCGGCAATCTGGTGAGCGGCCACCAGCGGCTCAATGTCCTGTTGGAGATGGGCGTTGAGGAGGTCGAGGTCGTTCTCGTCAAGCTGGACGAGGACCAGGAAAAACTCCTCAATATCGCCATGAACAAAATTGAGGGCGAATGGGACTACAAAAAGCTGGAGGCTCTTTTCGGTGAGATTTCCGCAGCGGACATCAAATTCACAGGCTTTTCCGAGGAGGAACTGCAAAACCTGTTCGAGGATGGCGGCTACGGCCCGGACCTCGGAGACAACGAGCCGGAGGAGGACGACGTCGCAGAAGAGGGCAGCGGCGGGGCCGAGAAGGAGGCCGCAGAGGAGCAAGAGCCGCCAAGACGGGATTTCAACATCTTCTTGTCGTTCCCCACGAAGGAGATTGCGGAGAAGTGGCTGAAGGACCGCGGCATCGACCTGGAATACATAGGGATGAATCGAAATATCACAATCAGAATGGAGGGCCTGGACTATGGTGCGGGAAATTAACATCGTAGAACTGAACGCGGCGCAGTACAACCCGCGTATCGCCCTGGAACCGGGAATGCCGGAGTGGGAAAAGCTCAAGGCGAGTATCGAACAGTTTGGGAATGTGGAGCCGGTCGTCTGGAACCAAAGGACCGGTAATGTTGTTGGGGGTCACCAGAGACTTGCCGTGCTGAAAAGTATGGGATACGAAAGCGTTCCCTGCTCCGTGGTAGACCTCGACGAAAAAGAGGAGAAGCTGCTGAATATTGCCCTCAACAAGATCAAGGGCCAGTGGGACTACAAAAAGCTGGAAGAGATTTTGAGCGGCTACGATTATGAGGTCGCCACCGCCAGCGGGTTCTCCGCAGAGGAGATCGCTGTCATCCTTGCGAGCAACGATGGCCTGGACGATGACACCGACTACGGCGACTGGGACGACAGCGAGGAGGAGACTATCGTCGGAGGAAGCTATGTCGTAACGCTGGTGTTCGCAGGCGCAGAACTGGCAACGCAGTGGGCGGAAAAAGAGGGCTACAAAGACCAAATTCGGGAGGGCAGCAACACGACCGTCATCCGCGTGGAGGGGTAAGACATGGAAAAAGAACATCTCAAGCAAGATTATGCCTCCCCCCGGTGGACCATGGAGATCCCCAACTGCTCCATGCCGATGACCTTTGACACCTACAGCAAGTGCGCCTACAACTGCCTGTACTGCTTTTCATATTTCCAGAAAAGCCACACGTTGGACGGATACAAGGGCGGCAGGCCCAGGTGCGTAAACCCCCGAAAGGTCATCAATCTCTTTGAGAGTGCGATGAAGAACGACCGGCAGACCGTAACCAAAACCGAGTTGCAGTTCTTCCCCTACATCCAGAACCGCCGGATCATGCAGTGGGGCGGCCTGGCAGACCAGTTCGACGAGTGGGAACGGCGGCACGGCATTACGCTGGAGTTGCTGCGGTACTTTGACGCTATCGACTACCCCCTGTCTTTCAGCACAAAGGCAGCGTGGTGGACAGAAGACGAACGGTATATAGAGTTGTTCGCCCGGCACACACATAACTGGCACGTAAAAATCTCAATCATCACAGCAGACAAGGAAAAGGCCCGGCGGATCGAACGCGGTGTACCACCCCCGGAAGAGCGGATAGCGGCAATTAAGCGGCTGGCCGACAGGGGGGTACACGTTACACTCCGCCTGCGGCCTTTTATTCTTGGGGTGTCAACGGATTTCAAGCGCCTCATATCTATGGCCCATGAGGCGGGGGCAGACAGTATGACGACAGAATTTTTCTGCATGGAGGCCAGAGCCAACGCTGACCTCAAGAAACGCTACGCCGAAATGAGCAAGGTTTGTGGCTTTGACATCCACAGGTATTACATGGAGAACAGCAGGCAGCACGGCTATAAGCGGCTCAACCGAGGCATCAAGGCCCCCATCATCCGGGAGATGATGGAATACGCCCACAGTCTTGGTATGAGATTCCATGTCAGCGACGCCTTTTGCCGGGAGTGCAACGACGCCTGTAACTGCTGCGGTGTTCCCCCAGAATGGCAGGTAAGCCAGCAGGGGCATATTGGGCAAGCAATCATCATCGCCCGTGAAAAGGGGGAGGTCCATTTCTCCGACATCGCCGCCGACATTGGGCGGTATTTCGACTTCCCGTGGTGTGGTGCGGCGGGCTACAACACTGGGAGTAACAGGGCTCGTGCCCTAAACTATGACACCACAATGGCACAATTTCTCCGGGATAACTGGAACAACCCTGGCAAAGGCACAAGTCCGGCCAAGGAGTACGGAGGTATCCTGGTCCCTGCGGGCCGGGACAAAAACGGCGACATCATCTACAAATATGCGCTAAAAGGGGAGGAGGGCCGTGGCGAGATGGAGCAAAGGTGAAAAGCCATGGGAGCGTCAGCCGGGGGAAAGCGCACAGGCGTATGAAGCCTTTGATGCCTACCTAAAAATGGGCGTGGAACGTAGTTGTCGAAAGGTTGCCCAAGCGTTATCCAAAAGCGACACTATTATCCGACGGTGGAGCAGCGCATGGAAGTGGCAGGAGCGTTGCCGGGCATACGACAACGAGTTAAAACGGCAAGAGCTGATACAGGCCCAAAAAGCGGTAAAGCAGATGCAAGAGCGGCAGATTCAAACGGCCATGCTCTTGCAAAAAAAGGCGGTGCAAGCACTCAATGAGCTGGACATCAGCGAGTTGACCCCGCAGGAGATTCTTCGCTTCATTTCGGAGGGCGCAAAGCTCGAAACGGCAAACAGGGCCTCCAGCACTCAGCAGGTAGTGGCGGCGGCGGCAGATGACACCAAAGCACCGACCCTTGCAAACACAATTATTTCGGCGTTCCAAAGGAGAGAGGACGACGACGATGAATGAGTTAGAGCGGGCCATCCTGTTTTACAGCAGCCATCCTGTCGAGTTTGTAAAGGATGTTATAAGGGCCACCCCGGACCCGGAGCAAGCGCAGATACTCCGCAGCTTAGTAGACAACAGCATGACGACCGTCCGTAGCGGCCACGGTGTTGGGAAAAGCACGGTCGAGGCATGGGCGATCATTTGGTTCATGATGACGCGACCATTTCCGAAGGTCCCCTGCACGGCCCCAACACAGCATCAGCTGTTTGACATTCTATGGGCGGAAGTCAGCAAGTGGATAAGGCACAACCCGTCTCTCTCCGACGAACTTATCTGGACAAAAGAAAAGGTCTATATGCGGGGCTACTCGAAGGAATGGTTTGCGGCGGCCCGGACGGCCAGCAAGCCGGATGCCCTACAAGGGTTCCATGCGGACCATGTCCTGTACATCATCGACGAGGCGAGCGGTGTGGATGACCAGATATTCGAGCCGGTCCTCGGCTCCCTCTCAACGCCAGGGGCCAGGCTTTTGATGTGTGGCAACCCAACGCAACTTTCCGGCTTTTTCTACGACAGCCACAACAAAAACAGAGCCAGCTATAAGACAATCCATATCGACGGGAGGAAAAGCGGGCGGGTGTCGAAAGATTTTATCGACACCATCGCCAGAATGTACGGGAAGGACAGCGATGTGTTCCGGGTACGTGTCGCTGGAGAGTTCCCCCTCCAGGAGGACGACATCTACATCCCTCTTTCGCTTGTCGAAAAGTCCATCCAAACAGAGTATACCCCCAGGCAAAACCCTCTAACGGTGCATATCGGGTGCGATGTGGCCCGGTTTGGTGACGATAAGACCGTGATTGGATACAAGGTAGACGAAAAGGTTACTTTCTATCGCAAGCGGCAGGGGCAAGACACGATGAAGACGGCAGATGATATTATCTTGCTTGGGGAGGAGTTGGTACAGCGGTATAAACTCATGGCCCCCATCCCCATCAAGGTGGATGATGGCGGCGTTGGGGGTGGCGTAGTAGACCGTCTCCAGCAGGTGAAACGCAACGCCCCGGAACGTTTCTGGTGGATGGAGATTTACCCAGTGAAGTTCGGCCAGCGGATCAGGCATAGATACTATTACGATAGTACCACCTACATGATGTCGATAGTGAAAAGTCTTTTACAGCCCTACGACGAGGAGGGCTGTAAAAAGCCTGTAGAGTTGATTCTCCCGGACGATAATGATTTGGTGGCCCAGCTTTCTGGACGGAAGTATGGGCTGACAGACACCAGTAAAATAAAGATCGAAAGCAAGGACGCGGTGAAAAAAAGAGGGCGGCCTTCCCCGGACGAGGCGGACTGTGTCCTGCTGCTATGTTTGCCTGTAAAGCCGCCTAAGAAGAGAGGGGCGAAAGCAAGTGGCTAAACCGAAGACCGGGATGCAGGTGCGGATCATCAAGGAACAGCGCCATGGACCCGTCGAGAAAGCCGATACCTCCGTACAGGTGTCGGAACAAGAAATCTATGCGGCAGCAGACTGGATTCACCCACCGAACGACCAGCGTGGTCTGTGTAATCTGGTAAAGCAAAGCACCATCCTTCCCCAGTGCATCCGGGCCTACAAGAATAACATCGCGGGGTTCGGGATAGGGGTAAGATACATTGAGGACACAGAAGAAACCCCGGAGATGGCAGCGGAGTTCGGCAGGGCCAAAGAAATCATAGAGCTGCTGAACACCGAACAGGACACCAAGGAGGTGTTCGAGGACATCATTGAGGCACGGGAGACCTACGGGATTGCTTATCTTGAAGTCATCCGAAATATAGCCGGAGAAGTCGTGCAAATCGAATTTGTCAAAGATACACCGACAATCAAAAAGACACGCCCTCTCGATCCGTATGTTGCGACGGTCTACTACCACCACGGACAGCAGACAGAGCGGAAAAAGCGTTACTGCAAGTACCGGCAAGACATCGGGGGCAAGACTGTCTTTTTCAAGGAATTTGGCGACCCACGTGTTATGGACAGACGGAACGGGGAATACATCGAGGAGGGCCAGACCCTTGACCTTGAACATCAAGCTAACGAGATCATGGAGTTTGCCATCGGGACGGAACCGTATGGAGAGGTGCGGTGGATAGGCCAGATACTTGGCGTCGATGGCAGCCGGAGGGCGGAAACCCTCAACAACAACTATTTTGTCAACGGCAGACACACGCCGCTGCTGCTTATGGTTGAGGGAGGGACACTTTCTGACAGCAGCTTTGCAAAACTTCAGCAGTACATAAACGAGATCAAAGGCGAGGCCGGACAGCACGCTTTCATCGTCCTCGAAACGGAAAGTAGCGATGGACGAACAGGCTATGACCAGCAGGACAAGCCAAAGGTCACAGTCAAGGACCTTGCCAGCATTCTCCAGAAGGACGAGCTTTTCCAGGACTACCTCGACAACAACAGGCGCAAGGTACAGTCGGCATTTCAGCTTCCAGACCTTTATGTGGCCTACACCACAGATTTCAATCGGGCCACAGCACAGACAGCGCGAGAGGTGACGGAAGAGCAGGTGTTCCAGCCAGAACGCCGGAGCCTTGCGTGGGCCATTAACAACCGCCTTCTCAACGGCTATCAATTCCGGTATGTCGAGGCGTATTTCCTTGAGCCTGACATCACTAACCCGGATGACCTCTACAAACTCTTGACCGTCTGTAACAGTGCTGGAGGTGTGACCCCAAACTATGCCAAGCGCATCGTCTATGAGGCGTTTGGGGAGCAAGCAGAGGACTACCCCGGCGAGTGGGGCGACACTCCACTCTCCTGCGGCAAATCACAGCGCAGCGGTGCCACACAGGAGTTTGACATCGGCCAGATCGCTATGGGGCTCCAGAACCAAATAGAAAAGGCCGCCAATTCCCGTGACGATGCGGTTGTGGCTGTGATGAAAGAGGTCAAGCGGCTGCTCATGAAGATGGACAAGGAGGAGTGACGATGTGTTTAGAGTGCGGCCCCCTCCTAAAAGCCATCAACTCGTACATCCAGAAGGCGGACGACAGCCTTGCTGATACGCTTGAGGAGGAGGGATTCGTCGCCCCCCGGCAGACACTTAGGTATGTGCAGGACATCGAGGAGGGCGTGGCAGAGGTCCTTCTGTGCGAAACCGATTATTTCCTGGCGGAAGCGGAAAAGGCTGTTGACCTCGAAACCTTTGGAGCGGACGTTTGGCCGGGGGTAAAGCTGGGCGATTCTGCAAAAAGCAAACTCACCACGGTGTTTAGAGAGAGCTTTAGCGAATTTCTCCCGGAATACATCGGCTATTACATCGCTCAGACCGACCGGGACCTCAAGCTGGAGCAGGTGTCAAAGCGGACGCTGGCGTGGGTAGAGGGCTGGAGCAAAGAGCTTGGGGCGATTATGCAACTCACCAGCCACAGGGAGATAGAGAGCATCCTTGAAAAGGGCATCGCAGCGGGAACTGGCGTTGCGGAATTTACGCGGGCCATTAGAGAAAGTGGTATCCGGGACGAATACTACAAGGCCCGGCGCGTAGCTGTCACAGAGGCCCTGCGGGCACACAGCGTCGCCCAGCAGGAGGCGTATATGCAATCCCCGGCGGTCAAAGAGAAGATGTGGAAACACACAGGGGCATACCGGAATGAGCCGCGCCTAAACCATGTGGAGATGGGCGGCCAGCGTGTCCCTGTGGACAGGCCGTTTGAACTGGTAGGGATACATGGCGGCATATACGCACCGATGTACCCCCGCGACACCCTTCTTCCCCCGGAGGAGAGCATAAACTGCCATTGTATCGTCCAGCCTGTCGTGGACGGAGATATTCTGGGCCTCTCATTGGAGGAGCGGCAGCGGCTACAACAAGAGGCCATCGAGAGCATGGATGACGCATGGGAGCGGGAATTGGACGCAAAGAACCGGGCCAGGGCAGGGATTGACATAGAGCCGTTCAGCACGGATGTTACGGCCCTATATTCCCGGAAAGCAACTCCTGGACAGGGGAAAATCATATACGGCGAGGGCTATAAGGCCAAAAAGCACCAAGCAGAAATCGCAAAAGCGAAATTCCTGCATGATGTTTTTGGAGGAGATGTAGAACTGCTTGCAGAATCTGATTCTTACGGGGTGAAGACCGCAGATTACAGGTGGAACGGAAGTCTTTGGGAGTTAAAATCCACCACAACACCAAAATCTGCCGATAGTGCCGTTAGGAGTGCTTTGAGGCAAATACAAGAGAACCCCGGAGGGATTATTTTGGATTACGGAGACCATAAAATCTCCATCGATGAACTGCGGAGAATCTTGATAAGCAGATTCAAGCGGTCCGGTTTCGATAGCCTTGACATAATGGTAATCACAGACGACGACACTACGGTTAAAATTTATAGACACAAAAAATAGAGGCTTTACCACCCCCACCAGTATGGGCGGAGGGGAGCCTCTGTTGTTATTATACCCGAAACTGGAGAAGAAAGCAAGGAAATTCTTTGGTAAAAAGCAGCGCCAACGCTGCTTTTTATATTTCCAAGAGCCACCGGAAGGAGGTGAGGGCCATGAGCAAGAGCTTGAGGAAAGCATACGAGATCACAGACGCAAAAATCCAATATGTCTCCCTCGTTGACAAGGCCGCCAACAAGAGGACGTTCCTACTCAAAAAGGCCGAGGATGGCAAAGCGACATTTGCGACCTACGGCAGGATTGTCAAGGCGGACGCAGCGAACCACTACGTCACCGGCATCGTCTACGAGCCGCTGGCTGAGGACAGCCAAGGTAACTACATGACGGAGGAGGAGATCACCAAGGCTGCCTACTGGTACGCCAAGAACGGTGATAAGGTGGACCTGCAGCACAGTTTTGAACCACTGACAGGCGCAACTGTAGTTGAAAACTGGATCGCAAAAGCCGATTTCGAGATTGACGGAGAGGCCATCCGAAAAGGGACGTGGCTTATGACTGTCGAGGTCACCGACGCGGCTGTATGGGCCGGGATTGAAAAGGGCGAGATCACGGGATTCAGCATGGGCGGCCTCGGAAATTACAGTGAGGAGGACGTGCATTTGGACAGCGTAAGCAAGCAGCAGGACACCAACAAGAAAAAAAGCCTTTTGAAGCAGGTTGCCGAGGCGCTGGGGCTG